CCTGTAAAAGCTATGCCCTGTGCCTAAATGCCAATAGTCATCCATATCCAAAATAATTCTTGCACCGTATTGGCGAAGGATGTTGGCCACCTGTTCCACCGCCTCCAACGGCCCTGCTATCCACGTGCGATTGTACAGGAATAGGTCAATCGTTTTCAATTCATCCTCTTCCATCCTTCGTATATCATCGATGCTGACAAAATCCACCACCCCACCGCATAGGTCGTGAACGGCCGCATTCGGCATTTCAAGGCGATAGTAACTGCACCCTGTTGGATGCTGATTGTAAACGATGCATATTCTCATTGTGCAGATTTAAGGGTTTGTGTTGTGCAAAAATAAGAAAGCCAGTGCGACCCTTAACGCACTGGCTTTCAACCAACCCAAACTGAACTACACTTAATTCGCGCCGCCTGTGATTTGCGCTGTTGCGGTCACCCCTGCAATCGCAGTCGATAGCACCTCCCTGCAAGGCTGTGCCTCCATCGCCGTGAACGTCAACTCATAACCACCACGGTCACCCATCGCTGTTCCTGACTGCGCTGTGCCGCCAGTCACCTCGATGCCATTCGTTTCACCCAACAGCCAATACTTGCCGTTGCGGTCGGTAACGATAGCCAACAACCTGCCATTCGAAGCAAGGCGCAACTGATTGCGTACCTCCTGCGCGAGCCTGTTGATGACCAGCGTCATTTCTTGCTGATAGAAGATAGTGCCGTTTTCAACGCTGGCGTTGGTGGTTTCAGTGAACTGACCCACGCCTTTCGGCAACTCAAACTTATAGAAGGCATTGCTTCCCGAAGCATAACCTGTAAAGCCAGTCACCGTGCCTGTGGTGTTGGTGGCTATCACTCCCGATGCAACGTAAGATGCAAGCCTAATTTCGCTAATGCCGCCGACATTGTTGCGGCATCCTAATGCGTATCCTGATGTTAATGCACAGCTCATATTTTTTCTTGTTTATAGTGTCAAAAGAAAAAGAAGGGCAGGTTTCCCTGCCCTGTCATCAGCCAGCAGGTGTGGTTGCGTTGCTCGCTTTGTACAGCACCATAAACTCGGGATAAGCAAATTGCACTCCGTATTTCAGCGCGGCTTGGAAGCGAATCTGGTCGTTGTCGTACGATGCCCAGATGCGGAAGGTATCCTCATCAGAAAGCAGGTCAGTACCAAAGAACAAGTTGCTCAATGACGTTGCCACGATGCGGCGCGTGCTGTTCAATCCATTGACCGCGCATACACGCATATTGGTCGAAGGGAAGAACATCTCACCCGCACCCAACTGCCCAAGGTCGCCCTGATACAAGTTCAATCCTACCAATTTATTCGCAAGGATTCGGTAAGTGTCCCAGCCGCAGAAGGCGTAGATGTCGTCCTTGCTGATGATTTCAACAGGGATGTTCTGATACACATTCTCAAACGCGCTCACGATGGTGGTGTCGCTGAAAGCCGCACCTGCCAATGATGACACGATTGAAGCGGATGCAGTGGTCTTCTCCATAAGGTGAAGCAATCCAACGGTCTTGTTCAGGTTTGCGTCACCGCTCAATGATGCAGATGAACCTGTCCACCCTGATGCGCCAGTTGCAGTTGTTGACTGCCAAATGGCGTTTTCAATATTCTTGGCAATCTGCTTTGCCTTCTGCTCGGCAAACGCCTGCTCGAAAGGTACACCTTCGTAGTTGCTACCCTGTGTCAATTGGGTCTGCATCCAGTACTGTTCCAATGAACGTGGACACAACTCCTCTTGCACCTTAACGCGCGCAACGCTGATGTTACGCTGGCTAAACGTGGTTGTGCCTGACGCATTCCACGCACAGGTGGATGCGGCTTGAAACACAGCATCGGTGTCCATCAAGTTCAAGGATTCCTCAAACTTAACGCCGACGCGCTTTTGCATCAATGACTGCGTTTTTGCGTCAAAGACGGCTTTGGTCAGCAACGGCAACCGCTGTTGCTCGACATAGGATGTTAATCCTCCCAGTGAAAATGCCATAATTTTTTTATTTTAGATTTTTAAGGTTATTTGTTAATGCTTCAAAATTCGTGTTGCGTGATAGTTTGATATTCTCAACAATCGCATCGCTTGTCCGTTTGCGTGGCTCTGCTGTTGGCACCTTGCTCATCTTCTGAACCTCGGCATCCAACTGGTCAAAGCGTGCGGTGTTGGCTTCCATCGCACCTGCCAACTTCTGCATAATCTCCTCCAACTTCGCTTCCAGTGCGGCTATCCGCTCCTCCATTTTGTCGCCTTCGGGAGCAACTTCAATCTCCACCTCCTGCGCGGCCACTTCTTCCTCAACCACTGGCTCGCCTGCTGGCAAATCGCCGACTTCAACAATCTTGCCGCCTTCGGTCGTAATCACGCCAACTTCGGGTACAGTGTGCTGGCCATCAGGTGCGGGTAGCATCCCTTCTTCGGTCACAACGAACACAGGCGTACCTGCAACAAGGTCGCCATCAACGCGCACCATCGTGCCGTCTTCCAGTTTGTAATCCGCAAAATTCTGCGGCGTTGGCGTTGCGGTAAACTTCCGCAATGCGTCAGCCAATTCAGTTAAACGATTTGCTATGCTCATAGGGTCGCTTTTGTAGTTAAATACCACGCTATTTGATAGTATGCAAAAAAACGCTGAACGCATCTTCAAGGCTCGCCATCGCCGCTTCTAAACTGGATTCAGTTGGTTGCATCCCGAAATAGCCTTCAATGCTGAAACCTGTAAACTGGTCGCGTTCTTCCCATACTTTGTCATTCTCCACTTTGAACGAACCAAACCAACTGCCATCAGGCGCATCTTCAAATCCCTTCGGTGGATTTACCCCGCGCTCGCGGTCAATCAGGTAGCTTTCAAACATATACACGCCATCCAGCGGCTTGCTGTGTTCGGCGTTTACCTTCGCTTGGTTCTGCTGTTTAAAGTACTTCTGCACCATCTTGCGGATGGTGTCCTTGTCAAACATCACGTAATACTTGCCGCGTGTGTCATCGCTTCGGATGATTGGCGTATCTGCCAGCATCAGCGGTCCTGTCAGGATGCGAAGTGCCGCATCCTCAGCGAAGCGGTGCTGTTTGGATAGGGCAATGAAAGGCCGCTCGATTGCGGGTGATTCGACGAGGCTGACGTAGCTTACGCCTTCGCCATCCTCATCAATCGTCATCAGGTATACAGGTAGCTGTTCCATATCGTCAAATACCACTACGCGCCTAACGTTGCAAATTCACTCATCCGCCGTAGCCTGCCGCTTACACTGCGGATGTCGGATTCAACCACATACGCCCGCATCCCTGAGTTTTGACCGTTGGCAGGTGGGTTGAGCAGTTGACTGTTTGGGTTGGTTGCTGTTGGTGGTGGCAATGCCTGACCGCCCATATTCCCGCCTGCGTTGCCTGCGCTAACACTACCTCCGCCGCCACCGCCGCCGCCTGAAATGCTTTTCGCTTGATTCAATCCTGTTGCCGCAATCGCCGCAATACTCAACCCTGCTTTGACTTTTGCCATCGTTATGAGCGTAGCCGCCTGCGTTGCACCTGCCACACCCGCAGTCAACGCGTTGGCTGGATTTGCCGCCGCATTCGCAGAAATACCTGCTATCTCTTTTTGCAAGTTGATGATGACGTTGGCTATCGCCACGCCTTTTTCCAAAGCCAATGCCGCCAACATAAAGCCCTTCGATTTGTTGCCAAACGCCTGCAATATGGTGACGATGCTTTGGGATGCGTTATTGTAGAACGACACCCGTGCTTCTTGGAATGCTTTTTCATCAGCCTCTGCCTTCTCCCGCATCGCTTGTTGTTGCGCGTAATACTCTTCTTCAACCGCAAGTTTATAGTCAATTTCCGCTTTCTGCTGTTCAAGTTCAGCGGCTAACCGCTCATCCTCTTTTTGCTTTGCCGTCAGTGCCTGCTCATCCAGTTTGGCCTGTCGCGCCACCCGCAATTCTTCCAGCACCAAATTTGTCGCTTCTTCATTGCCCTTAACCTTTGCCAGTCGTTCCTCAAAGGATTGGTCAATGGCTTCCAGTTCTTTTTCGTTTTCTGAAAGCGATGCCATTAGCAGGGCCTGTCGTGAGGCGGCGATGATGTTGTTGACTTCCAGTTCTTTCGCGGCGCGTTCCTCAGCTGTTTTCTTGGCTCTTGCTTGCCTTTCTTCTTCCTTTTTTGCGGCCTCCTCTGCTGTTTTTTCTTGCTTTGAAGCTTCTTCATCACGCAATCGAGTGGCTTCCGTTGCACGCAAAATGTTGCGCGCGTGTATTGCTTCATTGCGTTCCTCTTGATTGTTAGCATTTTGAATGCGCAATGTTGCAAGTGCCTCCTCGCGCTGATACATCTGCGCATCCGTTTCGCCCTTTGCCTTGGCAAGTTCATTCATCCTCTCCATTGATGCAATTTGCGCATCAAGGCTTGGCTTGACTTTTATGCCTAAAAAGCCTTTAACTGCCGCCGTTAGCTTATCAAAATTGGCAATCAGCAAGCCAATAGCCACCACAGCCGCGCCAATTCCAGTCGCAACCAATGCCAACCTAAATGCCTTCATCGCGCCTGTGCTTGTGCCAACTGCCAACGCATACGCTCGCTGTGCCACTACGTTCAGATTCACCATAACGGCGGAATCCTTGTTCAACACGTTAGCGACCGCCTGCACTCCGTTCAGCAACGCCAATGCACCCTGCACCTTCATCATCGCCTTCTGCAAGTCCTCATTCTCATCGCCAAACAACGCCGCCGCACCCTGTGCAACCGCAAAGGCACCCGCCAAGCCTTGACCCACGCCAAGCAAGGTGTCCAGCGTTCTCGTGTCGGAAGCCATCGCCTTGATTTGCGCCTGCGTGTCGCCGATTTGGTCAGCAAGCCCACCCGCCTGCGCTTGCAACTCGCGAAAGCGGTCGGTGTTGCGTTGCCCAGTTTGTTCGAGCTGCAACATCTCTTCGCGAAGGGATTTAAGTTGCGACCTCGCCGATTGTGTGCCTTTCTGCGTTTCGTCTTCCAATCGAAGACCAACGACTACGGTGTTTTTAACGTCTGCCATTATCTAACTTTTACAGGTGAAGTAAATGTTGGTGTGACCTCGCCATCCACTTCGGATTCAAGGTTATAGTTTAAATTTGGCGTTACCGTTTGCGCTGTAAATTCAGCAAGGTTCAGAATGCGCCTGAGCTTTACCCTGCACATCACGTTTTGCCCAACCCGATAGTCGCTAATTTCCAACAACCGCCACTTAACGCCGTGCCAGTACACAGGGATGCGGAAGTCAAGCCTCGCGATGTCGGTAACCGTGAGCAAGAAAGTGGCCTGCACGGTCATCGCTTCCTTGCTTGCAATCTCCTCGATGTAGGTTTTCCAGTAGCCGTTGAACAGGTTGTTATTCGTGTACGGCGTGTAACCACCCTGACCATCGGGTAACGCCCAGTAAATCTGCTTCGGCATTCCAAACGCCAAGTCCTGTTGTGGGTCATAAGGATTGTCAACGTGACCGATGTAGGGAAGCGTGTTGCCGCTCACCCATCCGCTTATGTTGGTGCCGAAGTTAGCTACCCAGTACCAAATTTCGGTTGAGCCGCTTGGCGCAGGTGTCATCTCCACGTAGTTGTACTGCGCGATGCGATAGCCCGTCTTCATTTGCTTAATTGTGCCATCATCCTGAACGTCAAAGGTGCGCCCAAGAACAATGTCCGTGCGGTACTGCGCAGGGATGACGGTTGCGCACTTGGTTTCGATGCGTTGCTCGCCCTTGCCGTAAAAATTGTCCGTGTTGTATATACGCGACCCGTAACCTTCCTTCCACGTGTCTTGATAGCTTTTGGCCAATGCCTCTCCGCCATTTCGGTATGCGAAGGTAAACTGCTTGCGCAATTCAGTGTCGCCCGTCGTTATCTGCATCTCCTGTGCTTCGTCAGATTTCTGCGACCAGTCCACTACTTCCGTGTCGCTGTAAAAATCAACAAACGGCTCGATGTAAATCAGCGTTGGGTCAAGCGGCGATTGATAGAAGTACAAATTAAACATTTTTTGCAGGTCGCTGAGCAGGTCAATCTGCAAGGTGTCGGCGGGTAGTGCCGTGCGCATATCGATATAAACATTTTGCAACGAAAATCGTTGCGCTAAAACGATTTGCAAACGGGATGAATACATAGTCATCCCACCCTGATTAGCTTGCAAAAGCACTTTGTACTGCGTGTTTGCTGGCATAAATACTGGAATGTTTCTAAAATTACCGCCGCGACTATCCCTGCGATTTCCAATATTGTACTGAGAAATAAAGCTTCTGCCTGTAAAATCAACGACCAATTGTGTATTAGTTACATCAATAAAACTTATAGTAAATTGAGCAGTATCGGAAGTACCTTCAATGTCAACAAAAATGCTGACATAATACAAACCAGCGTAACCCGAAGCAGATGTGTAAATCCCTGTATTAGTGTCTACTTGTCCATCTCCTGTGTTGATATAAGGCGATGATGTGATGTCGTAAATAATGTCATAATCCCACGCGCCTTCTTCGGTGTAATCTACATCAGTAGCGACAAAGCAAGCATTATCACCGCTTGCGTAAGCAAAAGGCTCGCCTGCGTATGGAATGACCAATCGCTCAAATTCGGTGCTTTGAAAGAAGGTGGATTCGTAGCGGTATCCGTGTTGCGCGAAGATTAGGTCAATCATTTTCTTCGCCCAGATATTCGGCCTAAATAACTCAATCGGTATCAGCCTGTCAAAGGCGTACACAATAGCATTGAAAATTGAAGCAAACGGGCCTGTCGCTGATTGTGAATCTAAAACGTGACCCAGTCCAATCCCATCAACCGCACCATACACGAACCCACTGGCATCGCTGAACGTATCATCCCAACTGCCAGTCACCAGCGATTCAGTAAACGTGTGGTTCATCCCAGTTACGCCAACCGTGTCCACAAGCTTCACGCCTTCCATCGCTTTAAACAGGCTCACCTCCTCGCCGTAGATGCCCACTTCGTAGGTTGCAACCCCTCGCGTCACTGACATCGACAGCATCTGCATTGTGCCACGAAAGACCTGCACTCCATCATTCCACAAAGCGCACTTCACCTGTTTGTTTGGCGTGAATCCACCCACGAAGGATTGCACGTTGTAGGCATAGCGGAAGGCGATGTCATTGGCTTTGCTGGATGGCAAGGCGATTGTCTTGCTGAACGCTCCCCGCCGCTTCGTGATGTCGGCAAGGTCCTGAACGCTGAACGTGATGGCGATGTCGGTGTCCGCAGATAGGTCAAGGTCATAGCCTGTCGTTGGATTGTCCGCATCAGGATAGCAAACAAATTTGGTCATCATAGCGCGGTATTTTCGTATCCTACCTGCACGTCAACTGTAATGGCCTGCAAGCGGTCATTGATGCGCTTCATAATGTTGTATGTGTTTGTTTGCACCACCACAGGCACCAACGCGCCTGACAACTCAATCCAGCATTCAGGGCTGTACACCATCTCTTGAAGCCAACTGAACTCCGCATCCGATAGCCAATCGCTTTGCAGTGTGTAGGTGTCGCGGTAAGTGACGCTCCACTGCTTGTCAAATTGGTCATCGCCGTAAACGCTGTTGTTGTAGCCGTATGTTTGGCGTTTT